TGTTTTATTGAAAACTTTATCGGTGATATGTTCAGTCAACTTTTTAATGCGATTGATAGTGCTCTTGGTCCAATTCTTTCTCAGTTGAATGGTATCACAAGTGGTGCAATAGGTTCAATCAGTGGGATACTCGGTCAAGCTGCAAAATATGCTGGAATTCTATTAAGTATTCTTGAGTGTGATAAAATCAAGTGCCCTCCAACAACTTCTTGGTCATCTGTATATGGGCCTGCAAAAGAAGATATTGATGACTTCAATAATATTTTGTCTAGAGCTTCGTTGAGTTCACTCATACCAGATTTACCTCCATCAACTGGATCAGCTCCAAATTGTAGTTCTGATATTCTAAGATGTGGCCCACCAAGAATTGACTTTATGGGTGGTGGAGGATCTTTAGCAAGTGGACAAGCGGTAGTGAGTGCTGTCGGTAATTTAATTGGTGTCGCAATTGATAATTCTGGGTTTGGTTTTACATCACCACCTCTCGTAGGGTTTGTTGATAGTTGTAATAATGGATTTGGCTCTGGTGGATATGCAATTCTTGGTTCTGTGTCTGACAGTGGTAAGAAAGATGGCAGAGGTAATCCAATCTATGTTCCAGATAAAAATGGAAACGAAACTGGTGTAATCGCGGTGACCATTGTAGATCCTGGTCAAGGATATTTGCCAAATACAACTCAAACAACTATTGATGAAAATGGTAATTTAGTTACTAAAGAGATCACTATCAATCCTGACACAAATAGTAGTGGATCAACCTCATATGTAGTGGGAATACAAGATGTCATCATCAAAGATACTGGATTTGGATATTCTGATGACACGACAATCACAGTTGTTGACGATACCAGTGGAGCTCAAATTGAAGTGACCGTTGTTGATGGATTTATTATTAAATCTAATGTGATAAATGGCGGCACTGGATTTACCTCCATCCCAGACTTGCAAATAAATAGTGATACCGGTGCTGGAGCCACATTGTTGCCTGTTCTTAACTTTATAAAGGTGCAGGATGCCGAACAATTAGCCACAACGGGTCTAACTCCAGAACAACTTGATGCGATTACAAATCTAACTCCAGAACAACTTAATGAAACCACAAATCTAACTCCAGAACAACGTGTTGCAATTGCAAATCTAACTCCAGAACAACTTGCCGCAAGAAGACGAGTTTCCGTCGTGACTGTTATTGATTGTATTCAAAAATGACCACTAATACTCCAAAAGTAGATAAAAAATCACCTAAGGACGGGAATTATGAGGTTTCTAATCATCAGAGACATGTAATTCAAAGTGGTCAAGCAACGATTCATGGCAGAGCTTTATTTGAAGTTCTGACTCAAGAAGCGCAATCATTTGGGTTTTACTCTGGAACTGGTCAAGGTGGAAATGTAAATGGGCCTGGAGAAGGTAGATCAGTGTTAAATACTCCTGGAATGTCTTTTGAGGTTCTAGGAGAAGGATTACAAGTCAAAGGAAATGATGACAGAGCGTGTCTACCTGCAAAATACATTCTCTGTAAACATGGGGATATTATTCTGAACGCTGAGGATGGTGATATTCTTCTGATGGGTAAGAATATTCGGATGTTTGCTCAGGGAGGTGGTGATGACGGCGATTTCATTGTTCAAGCTAATAAAGTTGCAAGTATTAAATCTCCAGATGTCAGAATTCAATCTGATAAATTAGTGATGAAAGCGAACAAAGATATGAACATTGTTGTTGATGGATATCTCGAACTTACATATGGATTTTGTTTAGCTTCATCAAAAAGTGATCTTAATTTCGGTGCTATGTCAATCATTCAAAAAGCTCTTAAAATTACTGGATTAGGTATTTAAAATGTCAAATTATTCAAAATTACACGCAGATAAATTAACTGTCGGGACAACTGATGTATCGTTCTTACCTGGTGATATTAACGAGGGTCTTGTTGCGAACGGTCCGGTCTTTTTTGGCATTCCTCCGTCTGGGCCACTTCCGTTAGCGACAGTAAATATGGGGCCACCAGCTCCCCCAAGTCTGCCTTCGTTGGGCTCCATATTTAGAGGATTATTAACAGAAAATAAACTTGGTGTATTCAATGGCGTTGGCACCGCTCTTTTTAGTGGGTTAAAAAAAGCATTAGGTGTTAAACTACACACTGGTATGAAACAACAAACCGGTTTGAATACTCAGACCGGTGCGAAGTTAATAACTGGATTGGCTTTTAGTGGCACATTAGTTTATCAACCAGGCCATGTTCTGGCTGCTAAAAAAAATCTTCCATTTGACATGCCTCATCCAAATAAAGCAGGATGGAGATTAAGACACGTTTGTATTGAGGGCCCTGAGATCGCTGTTTATTGTCGAGGAAAAGTTCCCCCAGATGGAATTATTAATCTTCCCTCTTTTTGGGATGGTCTTGTAAATACACAAGATATGTCAATTAATATCACTCCAATTGGATGTTGGCAAGAACTATTTGTTAAAGAGATTTGTCAAGGAAAACAAGTTATTGTTATGAATAATGCAGGTAGTTCAATTAATGCAGACTATCATATTGTCGCACGAAGACTTGATGACGATTTAATCGTCGAATATGAAGGGCAATCTCATGAAGATTATCCTGGTGGAAATGAGGGATACACATTTAGTTTTGAACATAATTACGTAAAAAATCTTATTCAGGAGACAGTCAAAAAAACTGTTTTAGAATCAATGCAAGAAGACAATTGATTAGGAGACAACAATGAGAGATGGAACTAAAAATATTCTAAAAGAATATGCAAACACAATTGAAAAAAATAAAACAGCAATAGAGTTTAGTAAATTCGCTGTTGATGGATTTGTTGGTGTATCGGATACGTCACGTCTTGGTTTTACTCAACAACAAATTGATGATTTAGCAAAAATTGGAGAGATTGGTATTAAAGGCATGGAAGGGGAAACCCTTCCAAGACCTTTACAAGAAAGAGTCAATGACTATAACCCAATGACAATTGATGTTGATAATCGTCTTTTAGCCATTGGTAGTTCAATCACAACAATTAAATCACAGATTGTCTCACTGGTAGCTCAAGCTGTTGGAACCAGCACCGCATTATTTTGTGCAACACAGACTGGAGTTTGCACTAATTGGTCAGGGGGCATATCAACATGTTTAGTCGGATATGCGGCTCTCAATGATGATCTTTTTCAGACTCGTATTCAAAACATGAGTTCAAGATCCTATTTTGGAATCGAACCAGCCTCATATTCAACAGCTACTCTAGCATCAGGAAATGTAGGTGTGGGTTCATTTGTTATTCTATCAGCGGACGGAGGTGCTGGATTAGGATTCACTGTCACCTTAAAAACAACGGGTAGTAATACGGTCGGTGCCTGTTCTACGTATCATACAGCTGTCACAAATAAGTATGCAGAGATCGATACTCTTCGTGCGGAAGCGAACACATTGATATCAACCGTAAACATTGCCAGAAGGGAGCGGGAGCGATTACAATCAGAACGTTGGGCTCATCTCTATCAAAACAATGAATTCGAAAGTCACAATAGTCAACTCAGAGAGGCTTCAGCCAACATTCAAGGGAGCACATTGAGCCCTTATGTATAATTTGGGAGCGTGACGTAACAGGTAGCCGTATCGGACTTAAAATCCGCTGGTCGTATAGACCGTGGGGGTTCGACTCCCCCCGCTCCTATGAGGTTATCCTCTAAATATTCAAAAGTAAAACACACATGAAATATCGTATTGATACCACATATTGTTGGTTCAATAAAGGATCTCAAATAGTTCGAATGTATTTCATTAATCATATACCATTTACTTTTGACGAACTTCCAGATGAATCAATGTATGATCTGGAATTGATAAAAATCGCTGACAATGAAAGACATTTTGATATAGAGGATTTGTATCGAACCTCACTTTACCTGATTGATGAAGAATGTCATCCAATGTTATTTGAACTGGAATTAGAGAATCCAGAAATGTTGCCTGTTGATTAATGCCCCTATAGCATAACGGTTACTGCATCCGCCTTGTAAGCGGAAGATTTTCGGTTCGATTCCGAATGGGGGCTTGAGTTCGTAAAACTCCAAATGTCATTACTATCACAACGCGATCGACAACTTGCCATCGACGCTTTTAATCATTACATTGATTTTCTTTCGAGTGAGGTTGAATTTCTTGAAAGAGAGGATATGTTGGATGATGTCAACTATCAAGAATACAAATCAGAACTTACAGAATCATATGCCTTGATTAACTGGATCAAATTGGAATATCAAAAGAATGAATGAAAAGTGATTATCATATTGATCGAGTGACCAAAACAGAAGCCGCAGATCTTCTGTTAACATATCACTATCTTAAGGATCTATCAAAAGACTTTAAGTCTGGATATAATTATGGATTGTATAAGAAAAACGATTTCTGTTTTATGAATATTGGTGGATTGCAGGGTGTCTGTGTCTTTACTGGGCTGCCTGTTCCCGAGATTGCAAAAGGAGCATTTGGATTAGAACGACATGAACAAGAAGGGCTCTTTGAACTTTCCCGTCTCTGTATACATCCCCAAACGCAAGAGGTGGAACATAACATCACTTCTTGGTTTGTGTCAAGATCGATCAGACAATTACGCAAAGACACTAAAGTTAAAGCAATCATCTCTTACGCTGATAGTGATTTGCATACTGGCACAATCTATCGGGCTTGTAACTTTGAGTATTGTGGGCTTTCAGACTCAAGAAAAGATTTCTATTATGCAGACGGAACTAAACACTCTCGTGGAAAGGTCAAAGGATTGAAAGGAGAGTGGAGAAACAGAAGTCAGAAACATCGATATGTAATGATATTTGATAAAAGTTTGAATCTCTTATGGGATAAATAACTAAAAAAGAACGATAATGTCCTTCACTAAAGTTAGTGTCGCTGGTATTGGCACTACAGGCACAATTATACTCACTAATGTTAGTGTCGCTGGTGTTATTACTGCAACTGATGCAACATTTAGTGGTAACGTTTCTGTTGGTGGCACCTTAACTTATGAGGACGTAACGAACGTTGATTCTGTTGGATTAGTCACCGCAAGAAGCGGCATTCTCGTAACAGGTGGTGGTGGTATTAATTTATCTGGTGGTGCTGGTGTTGTCACGGCTACAACCTATAGAGTCGGCACTGCAGCTACATTAGATGCATCAGGTTTAAGTGTCAGTGCTGGTGTCGTCACAGCCACAACCTACAGAGTTGGAACTGCAACTACACTGGATGCATCAGGTTTGAGTGTCAGTGCTGGTGTCGTCACAACCACGACTTTAAGAATTGGTGGTGGCTCAGCTGCAGCGCCCTCTATTACTCCAACAGGCGACACAGACACCGGTATCTTTTTCCCATCTGCTGATACCATTGCGTTTGGTGAAGGTGGTTCAGAGGCAGCTAGGATTGACTCCTCAGGCAGATTTGGGATTGGCACTACGAGCCCTAGTTACACCTGTGACGTAAACGGGGGATTGCGGATTGACGGATCCAATCTGGAACTTGGCTTAAATTCTCGTTACGACCTCAATATCAATACTGGCACTGATACCGCTTCTGCAACAAATATTATTATTCGTGTTGACGATGTAGAGGCTGCACGAATTGACTCCTCGCGGCGCCTCTTAGTTGGCACGTCTTCTGCCATCTACACAAATGACACAATCCAAATCGCCGGTTCTACCTACAACCCCCTAGGCATTTACCAGTACAGCGCCAGTGCTGGCGTAGGCGCTCAGATCAACCTTGCTCGCAGCAAATCTGGAACGGTTGGAACAAATACCATTGTTGCCAGCGGTGATCGGATGGGCAACATTGATTTCCGTGGTGCTGATGGGGCTTCAGATTATGTTGTAGGCGCACGAATAGCTGCAGAGGTAGACGGCACCCCCGGCGCGAATGATATGCCGGGACGCCTTGTATTTTTGACAACGGCCGACGGGGCGAGTTCTCCGACGGAGCGGATGAGGATTACAAGTGCAGGTAATGTGCGCTTGAATCAAACCTTGCACTTTGATGGCGGAGGAAGTGGTTGCGGAGATATTAATTTTAATAACGGAAGCCAAACCAATTTTTACAGCATAAGAACTAATACCACTGATTTTTATATTTCCGATACAGACTTTAGTAATTATGCCAGGTTAGTTGGACAAACTTTTACCGCTTGGACTTTTGCATCAGATGCCAGGATTAAAGAGAACATTGTTGATTGTGAATACGGAATTGAAACCATAAAACGTATCAAAGCAAGACGATTTAATTTTGTCAATTCCGATCAGTCGGTTATTGGATTTATTGCGCAAGAGCTTAAAGACGTTATACCTGAAGCTGTTATTGGCAATGAAGTGCCGTTTGCAGAAACGGATACTCCTGCAGAGAGAGCTGCTAAAACGATGGGCGTTAGTAAGGATTCTATTTTTCCTGTATTAGTCACTTCTTTGCAGCAAGCCATTGAGCGAATTGAAGCCCTGGAAGCCAAAGTCGCTGCCCTTAAAGCCCAGTAGTCCCCTTCACTTCTGTGTCTAATAAATATAACAGAAGAAAATCTATGACAATAAGATGCCTCTCTCAAGATTAGAGAACTTTCTCAAGAATATTCAGGGTAATGTCATTTATGTTGATCCGAATGAGCTAGATGCAACGGATAGTATTGAAAACCAGGGTAATTCTCAAACAAGACCTTTCAAGACCATTCAGAGAGCTCTGATTGAA